CCGCTGCGTAGTAGGCGTCCCAGTCGTTGCTGCGCTCTACGTGATGCCAACGGTGCGAGTCGTCGGCGAGCGTGCCGTCGAGATCGAAGATAAAGAGCTTCATTTGCGCGCCCTACACGCCTCGCTCGCCAGCTTCGCATAGCCCGCGATGTCGTCCCAGTGACCCGCGTAGTTGGCGTGGCCGCTAAGGATACGGCTAAGTTTTAGGGCGATCATGTCGAGGGCCTCCCGATGCACGGGCGAGAGATCTCGTAAGGATGTATCAGCATGTATGATCCTCTTGATTGCTTGACTGATCGCGGCATTCGTGGCGAAGTCCCCATGTGTGCTCTGACGCTCGACCAGCAACGGATCGCGCGGAGCGGGCGAGCCCGGGCTGGCAGGTGACGGCAGCGCGTCTGGCTCGCATATATTACATGGCAGCGTGAGTAATTTTCCATGAATACACACCGGGCTGGTCGACTTATCCAGTATTCTGCTCATCTCGCTAGCTCCCTGAGTGCGCGGAACTCCCGTAGCGTCTTGCGTGCTGCCGTTGCGTACTGCTCCTCGCGTTCGATGCCCAGAACGCTTAGCGCACCGAGACTTTCGGCAGCCCGTAGGCTGCTGCCGCCGCCGCAGGTGGGGTCGAGCAGCCGCGTCGTCTGATCTACGAACATTCCGAAGAAGTGCCGAAGCACCGGCTCAGGTTTCGCGGACGGGTGAAGCGCACGTGCTGTCGGCGCCGCGTATGCGTTTGCGAGTGGCTTAACAAGAGTTCTATCCCCTCGACTCGCCATAAGTGCAAGTTCTGTGATCCACCGAGGGCCTCGCTTAGGGTCTGGAACAATTCCAACGTTGTCGCTCTTGAGCCAGACGAGCGCTCTAGGCTGAAAGATGAACTCGGGGGCGAGTTCTCGGAACTTGGTGAGCGTTTCATGTTGCATCTCCACTTCACTGCTGAGCCAGAACATTAAGTGACACGTGTCAGTCATCAGTCTATCACGCGCTCTGCACAGCGCACTGATCAGCTCCCAGTAAGTATCGGGCTCATCCTTGTACTGGAAACCTGCGTCCTCCTTGCCGCCCCACTGGCCGCTGAACACCCGCTTGCCGTAGGGGAAGTCGCAGTGGACGAAGTTGAAACGTGGCCCGGCGTACGTGGCGGCCCACTGCATGAAGTCGGTCTGCAGCACATCGTCGGGCACGCTCTGGCGCGTGGTCGTGGGAGGGGTCGGAGAGGGAACGGCGTGGGGGGTGCGGGCAGCCGTTCCCTCTCCTGCTGGCCCAGCACCGGCGGTGTCTTCCGATGCTGTGGTCGGGCCAGTTTCAGCGTCTGTGGTCGCGCCATGCGCGGTCTCGCGCTCGTCCGCCGCGAACATGATGTCCTCTAGCATCGCGTCAGCGTGACGGGCGTCGATGCGCTGGCAGATATTATAGGCGCTAGATAGGCTAGTGGCTTGCTCTAGTCTCGGGTTGTCCAGTTCGCGAGCTACCCGGAGGTATCTCGTCATATCGCAGCCGATTTGCTCCTCGCTCTTGGCCTGGGACCAGTTCTCACGGGTGCTGGACCAGAGGGTATGAAGCTCGCTGACCGCGCGTACTTCGTCCCGCCAGGGCAGCGCGCAACGGCGAATGTTCTCCTCTAGCTCTATGGTGCGCAGCTCGGTCGGAGCCAGGCCGTCCGCCACGTAGCGAACTGGCACGTCCGGTAGGCCCAGCGCGCGCGAGGCGGCGAAGCGTCGCCCGCCGGCGACGAGAGTTCCGTCACGCTTGACCAGTAGCGGGGAAAGCACCCCGCGCATGCGTATGCTGGCGATGAAGTCCTCGTCCAGCGCGAGATCGCTACGTTGCCGGGTCTCACTAAGCACTATGGCGCTGATGGCTAGTCTCGCGTAGTCGTCAGTGGCGGACATTAGGGCTTCCTATAACGTGATAGCGTTGTGCGTTCGTTGTGGTCCCCCGGCAGATCGGGCGTGCTACGCCGTCTTCGCACCGGGGGACCGTTGCACGCCTCGCGGGGCGCTCAGTAGACGCAGGTACCTGGCTACCAAGCGGTTACCCGTTGCGCGTGCTACTGGCTACGCCGCTCGCGCGCGGAGCTTTCTCACGTCGTTGTAGACCACCTCGGGATTATTCTTGTCCGCGCGGGCGGTCAGGTCGAACATGACCTGGGCACCGACTAGGTCCGGCACGCACTCGCCGAACGAGCGGCCCTCGGTCGGAATGCCGAGGCTTTCCATCAGCACTTTCGTGTAATACTGCCCCGGCAGCGCATTCTCGTGGCTGTCAATTATCGCCGTCTCGTGGAAGAACGTCTTGCCGCGCAGGGAGTAGCCGGGGGGCAGTTCCACACTGGGATCTGCGCACTCGGTGGGCGTGATTTCCAGTACTAGCGCGCCGTCCTTCGTCTGGGTCTCCTTGTTATCGAAGCGGGTCTCGGCGAACTTGAAGGCTTTGATCGTGCCGTAGTAGGTGCTGGCTGGCGCTGCGGGCGGGCGCTTTACTGTGTTCATCGGCTTGCTGTTTAACTTGCCAAAGTCGATAGTCATAGGCTTAGTCTCCATTCTGGGGTGCTTGCTGTGGGGAACTGGTCTCACCCCGTGCGAAGGCCAGTTCCCGTTTCTTCCCGCGCTAGCGGGAAACTTGTTAGTGCGTGGCGATGTATTCCAGGGCATCACCGTAAATAGTAATGCCGCTAATGATTCCTCCTTGCCCGTCGTCTGCTGTGATGGTTATAGCTGCGGCTGGTTGGTGCTCGCACCAGATAGTCAGGCGGTTCTTAACAGGCTTTATGAGTGCGCGGCCGTTATCGCAGAAAATTCCGGCGTGTTCGACGATCGCAAAGCTATTGTCACCTGTTCCTTCTAAGAGCGGCTCATCACTGGCTGCTGTAGTTAGAAGTCCCGCAAGAGCGAGTGCTGCTAGTTTCATAGGCTCATTCTCCTCTAACGGCGCGGAAGTAGTCGGCCAGACCGCTTTCCAGCGGATACTCGCTCTTGGCGCTGAAGGGCGCGCTAGTCTTAACGCCCAGCGGGCTAGTTGGCGTAGTCCGCAGGACTCGCGAGAACTCCCGCTTACCAGCAACTAGCCGTGCGCTGATGTCAATCTTGAGCAAGCTCCCGAAGCAAATCGCCACCTCGGGCCCCAGCGCGTTCCCGACCGTTAGCGGGAACTCGGTCGGCGTGCCGCTCTTGGTCTCGCCGTAGTCGATGTGCGCATTGAGTACGACATTGCATTTGACTTCGCTTGCAGTCAGTATCTCTAGCAAACTGCGTATGAGGCCCTGGGCATCGCCGAAGTCGTACAGGCTCGGTTTCTGGTTAAGCCGACCGTTGAGCGAAAGGTGAAAGTTCATGGCTGCGCGGGCGGCGCGAGTGAGGGTGTCGATGACCAGTACGTCGCGCTCGCCCCAGTCCGTGATAGCGCCTAGCTTGTTCGTTCCGTCGTCCCAGTTCTGGAGCAAGTTACTCAGCCGCGTCCAGGCGAGCGGTCGCTCGGGCGAAGTAACGATATTAAGCTTGCCTCCGACTAACGAGCGGGGTTCGGTGATCGGCACGACGCTAGTCAGCTGCTTGCTAACGTCCTTGTTGGCCTTCACGTAGGGGCTATCCGGGCTGGTCAGCAACCCGCGCAGAATGCTGCTATTGTTGTCCAGGTCCGCTATGCGTAGTGAGTAGCCCGCAGCGGCAAGCGAAGCCAGCGCGCCCGTTTTGCCTCCACCCGAATCTGAAGCGACAATGAGCTTAACTGGCTGGATCATAAGGCTTCCCGTCTGCGTCAAAGTATTCCGGCAACTTGGTCTCTAGCTCCATCGCCCGCTCGACCTCTTTGCGCGAGCCGAGCGTTATGTATTTCCACTGCGTTCCTCTCAGCCAGCTATACTTTCGGCGCTCAAGTACGAAGTAGCTGCCGTGCATAGAACTGGGCTTCTCTGTAATGCGAAATGTCGCATCGTTCATCGGCGCGGGCTCTTGTCTGAGCAGATCACGTAGCCGTTCGGGTCAACTTGGATCGGAGCCATACGATTATCCGGGTCCACACCTGCCGCGGGCGCGGGGGTGCCGATGGGCTCTGTAAGCGCATAGCCGATGTCGTGGCCCAGCATCGAGTCTGCGCTGGCCGCAAGGGCCGCAAGGGCCGTGCCCACGCTGAGTCCGAGCAGAAAGCCTACCGCGAGTCTGGTCATCTGGTCAGTCCTCGCAGTCGGGCGAAGGGGTCTGGCGGCGCGCTAGGAGTAGCCACAGCAGCACTAGCTCGTTCGCTATCAGCCACGCTAGCAGTAGGTGGAGCAGCGTTAGGAGCATCTTTCTTCTCCCTGCGAAGGTGACGGGGATGAACGTGCCGCTCATGCATAGCAGGCGTCACGAAGCGTTCGTCGATCCCGAGCGCGTTGAGCCAGCGGCGGACTTTCCGCGGCGGTGCGGAGCCGCGATGGATGTTGTACGCATGGGGTGATCTGGGCACTAGCGCGCATCCGCGCATGGACCACAGATGCCGCTGCCGTCGAAACGGCAGCAGTTACTCGGCTGCGTCAGCTGGATACTTCCGCTGCTACTCAAGGCCCAGCCTGTTCTGGGCGCCTCGACGCACTTGGCTTCGATCTTCAGCTCCTTGAGCATCGCTGCGCGGCCGAGACAGGCTTCTTTCGCTGTGAACGTGCCGGTTACTAGCGATCCGGCGACGATACCGATTAGTATCCAGTCCATGTCAGATGTCTCCTTTTTTCAGCATTTCCAACGCGCGCTCGACATCCTCCTTGAGTTCAGTCAAAGCGGCTTTAACAGCATCTTCGGTTGGCTCATCCTCTTCGTTGTCGTAGATCGCATATACCGACTCATAGCCAGAGCCGTATAAGACTGAGTCTATAGCCCTGCGTAAGTTGGACATTTTCAGATGTCTCCTCTTACCTTAGTGGGATCCCACGTTCTCTTCACGAAGTCCGCCCGTAGCCACTGCTCCCTGACGCTCGGCGCGCGACCACAGATTTCCAGGAAGTCGCAGGGCCTCCCGTGCTCAAAGCACGCCCGTTCGTTCATAGGCCAGAAGCCGTGGCGGGCGTAGTACTCCGCCTGGCGCAGCAGAACGTGCAGCCCGCGGACGAACTCGGTGAGCTGGGCCTCGGTCCGCTCGACTAGCACTCGTTTGAAGCGCGGGGGCTGCGTGGCCAGCACCTGCACTGCATCCACGATAATTCCCGGAACGGCCTTGATGTTCAGCACTATGCGTCCCGCAAGCGCGTAGAGGCTGAACTGATTGTTGACCTTGAACTGCTTAAAGTAACGATCGTTTAGCTCGCTCCGGGTGCTTTTCAAGTCGCTGATCCAAGTGCGCTCCTGGAACTCCGCCGCCCGGTCGAGGTGCCCGCAGAGCCAGAACTCCTCCGCGCTCTCCCCGCCGCTGTCGCTCTGCGCGTCGTAGGGCAGCGAGCCGGTGGGTCCGAAGCCCAGCGGGAAGCGAAAGCTCATCTCGACTGCGGGCAGCTTGCTGGCCAAGATAACGGTCGCTAGCGGATCATGCTCCCACTTGTCGCAGTAGTCCACCATCGCCTGGGCGAGCGTATAGCGGTTCTTACTGCTGTCGCCGCTCATCCAGGGCCGGTCCAGCACGTTGTCCCAGGTCGCCGTGAGAACGTAGTCGAGCGCGGCGTTCGTGGCGACTTCGTGGTTCTCTCCGCGCGCTCGGGCGTGATAGTAGCGCTCCCGGCCGCTGTGCAGGAAAAGGCCGAATTCGAGGTCTGTCCGCTTCCCTTTGGGCTGCCAGCCTTCCACGATGCTCAGCTCGTAGTAACGCGGGCACTTCTTTAAAGCTCCAGTAGAGACTGAGTCCCAAAACAGCTGGAGTTTTGGAATCTTCCGTGAGAACGCTCCGTTGTCAATCCAGCTCATGACTGCAGCACCACGTAAATGCCAAAGCAAAGACCGAAACAGAGCATGCAGATCGCCAATCCAAGCGGAACGATATATTCCCAAATTCCCAGATCGCCTCCGCTCATGACGAGCTACCTGTTGTCGGCGTATCCTCGGCGGCGAACAGATCGAAGTCCACGGACTTCGTGGTCTCGACTTTGCTCGCCTTGCGCGCCTTGCTGACCTTGCCTGTCTGCGCGTCTTGGGCCCAGTTGGCGCGGAGGCGCCTGAACTCCTGCTTGATCGCGTTGAGCGTCTGCGCGTCGTAGGGCGGCTTGCGGGCGAAGTATTCGTCCAGACTACTTGCGCTGGCCTCGGCGAGCGGACTAGTTGGCGCGCTGGTCATAGCCGTTGCTCCCTCTTAGCTTCGATCCTCTTGATGTAGTCGCGCAGAAGCATGCGCATAACGTTCCCGCGCTTGACGCTATCGCCGTACATAAGCCCCAGTTTCTCCCAGTCGCTCGCGTAGACCAGCACGTGTACTCGGCGCTTTTCTTCCGCGCTGCTGACTTCGTGGTTAACTTCCTCCATGCGTGCTCCTTGCGCGGTCCGTGCGCAGTAGGTAAGTCTGCCCGCTGGCGTCCGGCCCGATAATGGCCAGCTCGTGCAGCGCGGGATCACGTTCTAGGCAGCGCGAACGGGCGCGTCGTAGGCGTTTGTGGTCCGCTCGAACGACTAGCCCAAGGGGCGTGCTAAGGGCCTGGTACAGCAGTTCTTCCTCGGTCATCAGTTGCGCTCAATCCAGGGCTGCTCGGCCAGCATCTGTTCGTACCATCTGTGCGCAGCAGCTAGATCTGGAACGATCTCCAGCGTGAGTACAACAACCTCCTTATCGCCAGCTTGCAGTGATCCTTGAGACATAATGGCGATCAGTCCGGGCCCATTTGGGTTTCTGTCTGTCGTGAGATAGATGTGATCCTTGCTCATTAGCCCTCTAGCAAGTCTGCGTGCGCGCTCTGCGCGATCTCTAGCGTTACTTGCACTCTGCGCTCCGCCTCCGCGCGCACCTTTTCACTGGCCACTAGCTCGGCCAGTCGCGCCTGCAGCTCCGTTTCGGGCAAGTCGCGCGAACTGGCGCCCTTGGCATTGCACTGCGCTTCCAGTAGTTGTCTCGCTATTCGCTCGCACTCGATCCTAATGGCGCGTGTTCTTTCGTGGCCCAGCGCGAAACCCTCAGTAAACTCCGCGATGTAGGCCAGTCCGGCCTCGTGTAGCGCGCTGCGCTGATCCTCGCTGAGCGCGGCGGTCTCGGCGCCGTGCAGCTGCGCTCCTCGCGCGGCGGTCAGCACCTTGAACATCCCCTTGCTGATGCCCTTGACGAGCGCCCGGTTGAGCGTCTGGGCCTCGTTCGCGCTGCACGTGTGGCCCGCAGCGTAGGGCGTGGCGAGTTCGAAGTCGAAGCCGAGAATGCGGATCTGTGGCAAGGTGGGCTCCCCGAATGTGGTTAGTGTGACATGGTGGCGCGGTTTGGTCAATGGGGGGCGCGGGTCGGCCATGCGCGGCCATGCGGGACGTGGCCATACCGTGCCCCCATTTCACGCAAGACCAGCTCCAGCTCCGTCAGCGCGTAGCCCAGGCGCTGCGCGGTGCTGGGTGCGAGAAGCCAGCCCGCCAGCGCGTCGAACTGGCTAGAAAATATCTTCACTTATGCTCTCCCTCATGTTCGCCGTGACCTCGATCTCCGGCCCGTTGTACTTGAAGTACGTCCGTAGTGCGTTCTCGGGATCTTCCATGTACTGTTGGCTGAACGCGCCCAGATCACGTATCCAGGCGTAGTAGGTCCCGAAGCGATTGCTCGCGCGATGGGCATGTATGCACGTTAGCCAGCCCCAGGCGCCGTCGTCGTTCTGCATCGGATACATCAACGTGATGACGGGCAGCGGCGAGCCGTTGGTCTGCAGCGCGGTGGTGATCGCTCCGTGCTCGTTAGCCGGCCTCGCGGGATCGTCGAACTTCATCTTATCCTCACTACGTTGACTCCGGCCTGTCGCGCCTGCTGCATCATGTTCGCGGTGCCCCTTCCACCTGGAAAGGCTATGACTATGCGCGGCTTGCCAGTGAGTAGCATGTCCTTGTTCCGCACGTGACCGGCAGCGCGACCGTGAAGCTCCCAGTTGGCCGGAAACGCTCGTGCCGGAATGCCGCGCTTCTCGGCCCAGCGAGCGGCTAGCGTATCTGCACCCCTGGCCGCACCATGCACGATGCTCGTGATCTTCTTGCCACCAAAGGCTTCAAAGCTATCGAGCACCTCGCACACGTGCGCGAAGTCCTCGTAGTTTCTGCCGCCGCAGACTAGCGCGATCATGGCACCATCCGCGCGATGATAATGCCGTAGAGCAGCAGCAGTGCTGCTGCCGTGGCTAGCCAGGCCAGTAGTCTCGGCCAGTTCCGCTCGGTGCGCTCGATCATCGCAGTAGCCTTTCTAGTGCGCTGCGCAGAATGGCCTCTGGCTCGCCTTCCTTGATCTCATCCCACGTCATGTCGCGATCTTCTGACCAGCGTGAGCGCAGCTCCGGCGCGCACTGCTGATAATAGACCAGACACGCTGCGTAGCCCTGCGGCAGTAGCAGCGCGTACTGCGCGCGGTGATCGCCGGTCAGTATGAGAAACTGTCCGCGCCCGTGTGCGGGCTGAGTGACCAGCGCAGTCTCGCCCAGCGGGCTGTCGCAGCCGATAGGACTAGCGTTGTAGCTGATGTAGAAACCCGAGCCTTCTATTACCTCATTGCTCATGCTAAATCTCCTCTGTGAGTTGAATGCGTGGATTGCCGCTGGCGCTGAACACTAGTCGCCCGCTGAGTGTCGGCCGTTGCGCGCTATCCATCTTGGGCGCGAGCGTTGCCGCATTCTCGCGTGGAACGTAGCCCAGGTGCCACTCGGGCGCGTCCGCTAGCGCGCTGAGTTGCGTGCCATAGCCCAATAACACCTCGTTGACTGCGGCCAGTCTGGTGACGAATTGCGCGACCTCGGTGGGCCAGAGAACCTGCACGGCGTTGGCGTCGTACTGGTTCGTACTCTCGCGTCGGGCGACCAGTCGCGCACCGCTGGGCAGGATGCTTAGTATGCCCGGTGCTGGCGGGCGGAACTTCGCTCCGACGATGGGGAAGTCAGTCATGGTCAGTCTCCTCCTCGTCGTCAGTCAGCCCAAGCTCCTTCGCGCGTTCGAGCGTGTAGGGCTCTGCTGAGTAATCGTGATCTACGTGCTGCAGCCAGGTCTCGAACGCGATGTCTTCGGCCACAGTCAGGCTCTTGGCCTCGATGATCTCTACGTCGTCCGCAGCAAAGATGATGAACTTAGGCATTGTTGGTCTCCTCTTTGATCCAGTAGCCCCGCTTGCCCTTTCGGACCTTGCCCGAGCGCGCAAGCTGGCTCATGAGTGGACTCACGCTGGTCGCGCCAAGCCCCTCTCGCTCGATGAGCGGGCAGAAATCCTTATAGTAATAGCTCGTCTCCGGCGTCATGTTGTTCAGTATCGCCGCCATCGCCGCTTGCGCCTTCTGCGAGACGAACTGGCGCGAGTCCGGCGCGGGGGTGCTGACTTTACCCCTATCCGTAACTTCTATCTCCCGTAGTGAGAAGTTCACGCTGCGGTCGATCAGCAGCTGCGCGATGACGGCAGCCAGTTTCGGCTCCACGTCAATCACTATTCGCTTGAGGCGTCTGTTCACGTTCTGGTCTCCTCTGGTTGCTCGCTAAAGATGTCCTCTTCTACGCTCGTCGTACGCTCCAGGCCCGCGCTAGCGTGAAGGGCCAGTTCTAGCATCTGCTGCGTCGGCCGCGCGGACGTGCCGATCACGCTGCGTTGCTGCGTCTGCGCGTTCGCTCTGCGCGCTGCGAGTGTGGCCAGTAACCATTTCCAGCCGGGCGCGTCGCTTTCGAGCTTACTTAGCGGCAGCACTAACGTCCCGCCATCTGGAAAGGCGAACGCGAGCCCGTCGCCGCGATGCCAGACGTAGCAGGCGTAGTCCGGCACGGGATACTCACTGGCTCGCATCGGAGCGTTCCTTCGCGTGCGCGATGATCTGCGCTAGTTTCTGCGCGTCGAGTGCCGCACTAAGGGTCTGCTCGTGGACCTTCCGCGCGAAGAGCTTAAGAAAGTCCCGCATCTCCTCGGGCTTAATCTCGTGCGCATCTATCGTCTTGACGCAGAATTTGAGCAGCTCCAGCTCGCTGGCATGCCGCACGAACGTCAGGCTCTTCTCGAGCAGATCAAACATGACGGGCAGCTCTACCCGCTCGCGATGGGCGAGACTGAGCGTGACTAAGACTAGCTTGATCGCGCTGTCGCGTCCGTTGCCGCTGAGGATGAGTTTCTCTAGCTCCAGCTCCTTCCGCTCGTCCGCGCTGAACTCCGGCGGCTTCGTCCAATCACCTGACATAGCACTTAGTCTCCTTTCTGCGCCTTGGCGCTCTGGCGTGACTTCCTCATGCGTTTCCTTGCCCGTTCGTTGCGCTCGTGCGAGCGTACTATGTGGTCTCTCTCGCGTTCGCAGCGTTCTAACGTGAGGGGCACCCTCGCGCTGTCCAGCAGGTGCGTGATAACGTCGAGCTTACGCGCGTTGGGCACGTTGCTGACCAGGGCGGAATACAAGTCCCCCCGGAGCGCCAGCGCCTCGCTATGCGCGTCGAGCGCCTCGTCGAGCGCAGCAAGAAACCTAGACTGCGTTAGGGGCATCAGTGGCCTCGTCGAGCTTGCTAAGAACTAGCCCAATGGTCGCCCGGACCTCGGCTACGTCCATCGAGCGTTGCGCGTGCTCGAGCAGCATATCCGCGCCCGATACGCTGATCAGCCCGAGCTGCCGCGCTCGCTTGAGCGCGAGACTAAATACGTGCACGGCCGCTGCGTGCCAGGCCAGCGACTTGGTGAACGGAATGACATTGTTCATGCCACTGGGCAGTACGATGGCGTTCATACTCGGGCTCCTTTCGCGTTGTCGCGTTGTTGGTTCCAGTCCTCACTGCCGACCGCTAGTGCGCTATCGGGGTCCGTTAGCCGGTGCAGCTCTCGCGTGATCCACGCTAGGGGCTCGCGCACGAGCGGATCGAGGCCGTAGATCGGCGGAACGACCAGCAGCTCGCTCGCCCCTAGCGCATTACGCAGTCGCGCGGACTGGCTAGCTACGTGCAGCGTATGGTCCCCGAAGGGCCAAGAGCCCGACCAGCTAGTCCGCTGCGCGCAGCGTGGGCCTAGCCCATAGCCGATACCGCGTGCGACTGCCGGGTGCGCGAGCAGGAACGCCGCGCGGGCTAGGTCCAGCGGTGCCGTGTCGATGCGCCAGGCCACGGTGCTCGCCCATGCGCGCGCACTGTTGCGATGGCCACTGGCCTCGCCGAGCGCAATGCCGCCCCACAGCTCGACTGCCCGGTGCTCGACCAGCGCCCGCGCTAGTGCGAGGATCGCGGTGCCGCGAGCTAGCAGATCGCGGGCGCTGATCATCGCACTGGACGTGAGATCCATAAAGATCGTCACCGGGGCATCGTTCCTGCGCGCCCGGACTCGTCGCCGCATACAGGCCGGTTCGCCTCGTAGCATCTCGGGCACATCTACGATCTGACCGGCGATCACTCGCTGCCACTGGAACTTCTTGGTATGCGGAAGCGCGTTCTCCAGCTTACTAAGTAGTTCGTCACTGGCTGCGACCAGTGACTCGTCACCAGTCGTCAGCCGCTTGATGGCTGTCGCTGCGTCGCAGTTGCCATACCAGCTGCCGTGGAAGTTCTCCTTGTCGTGCAGCCCGAGGCGCGTGACGAGCGCCCGTAGCTCACCGCTATCGACGAAGCAGTAGTGGTCATCTCGGTTGTCGAAATCTAGCTTCATGCGCTTAGCCCCTGTACGATGCTGCGCTGGTCGGGCTTGAGGCTAGCGAGGTACGTTTGCCGTGCTGCCTGCTCGAACGTGTAGCCGAGTTGGCTAATCATTCTCGCGCCCGCTATGGCGGCGCGGCTGTCGATGGTATACTTGATACCCGCATCACGTATGCGTTGTCTCGCAGTCTGAACGTAGTCATGCCAGTCCGCGTTGCCGACGAGCTTGCGTTCGAACGTCGTGTCAACGTCCCAGGGCAGCTTGATCTCGAAGCGCGATAGGAACGCCTCATCTAGCTTAGTGGCCCCGGAGAACTCTAGGGTCGCGCCGAGCCCCCAGGTGTTGCCCGTCGCCGTGATAATGCAGTCTTTGTGGCGCTTCACCATGCCATCCGGGAACGCCGCCTCGTTGTTCGCGAGGTGGGGATTGACGCTGAGTAGCGCGCCCGGATCGCTGCGGTCAACTTCGTCGAACGTGTACCAACCGCCGAACTCGAACGCATTGCGAAACGGCGTCCGGTGATAGTTTCCGTGGCCGTCCATATAGCCCAGCATCTCGCTGGAGAACGAAATGGCCCCGTTGCTGAACCAGGTCAGCCCCAGCGCGCTGGCCGCGTTGCGCGTGCCGGTGGTCTTGCCGCTACCACGCTCGCCCGCGATGAAGATCCCCGGCGCGTAGCCATCATCTTTTCTCAGCGTGGCCATGCGGAGGAGTTCCTCGAACTGGGGATGCTGCGCTGCCGTGCTATCGGTCTGCCATTTCGTGCCATCCTCGCGTTGCACGACGATGTTGACCTGGCGGGGCACGCGGGCGTCGAGCTGGCGCAGCGCCTCCTTGACGCACGCCTGCGCGATGCTCTTGGCCGCGTTGTTGTTGAACGCCGCCTGCCTCGCGACGAGATTGCTTTCGCGCTCGTCATTCTGTGCGATGAGCTGATCCTTCACTCCACCCAGAACGCGCTCGATGATGTTAGTCAGCTTGGTCTCGTTCTGCAGATTAAGCAGCTCCGCGGTGCTTTTGACCTCGGCGACTGCTGCCGCTGGCGTGGGCGCGTCATCCGTGCTGAAGATGTCCGTCTCCACGCTATCGAACGTAGTGGGCACGGTTTGCTGGCCGCTGCGCGTGATGAGTTGGTTGGCCCAATAGAGCTGGTTGGCCGAAAGGGGCTTACCCGCGTTGTGCTGTTCGAGAAGCGAGCGCGCGAAGCGCCTGTCGCGGTCGCTGCGCAGCGTGTGCTGGGCGGTCGCCAGCCCGTCGGCGAGGGGATCAGACATTGTGGTTTCGCTGCGCTGCCCGCGAGAATGGCGGAGTCGTCCCGCAAGCTTCCATGAAGCGCTCGACGTTGAAACGTGGGTTCTCCTGCGCTAAGGCTCTAGCAAAGTTATAGCACAGCGTATGATGGTCGGCAATGGTAACTTGCTGGAACTTATGGGCAGCAAGGAGCTTGCTGATAAGCACGTAGTCTCTGCGGGTCATGAGCGCACCGCCTTCACTTTGCGCGCGAGTCGCATCAAGCGTCTGTCCCAAACGGCGCGGACACAATAGGCTGGCCAGGCACCAGTCAAAGCCGCACAGTCTAATGCCTTTTCGAGCACATACATCTCATGCGGACGAAGGCGCAGCACATAGTTGAATGTACGCCCTTTACCGACTGTCTTGCGTTTGCGCGTTGTCATCTGGTTCTCCCGTATTCGGACTGGCGCGTCCGGGCGTGGTCCGCGATTTGCGAGCCAATGGGTACGATAGCACACATTCGCGCGAATGTCACCATGTTTATTTGCCGTGCACCCCCACGGAAATGCATAGCTCGTGCTGCTGGCTAGTCGTCCGCTATGCTATCCAGCATCTGCGTTGCCTCAGCCGCGATCTGCTCGTCGGACTTGATCTCGGGCGGCGGCAGGCTGGCCAGAAACTTCTCGTTCGGCGTCATGAGCTTCTTAGGCATCTCAGGTTCGTTATCCCAGATGGGCGTTCCGTCTTCTGCGTAGCGTGGCGCGATCTTGGGCTGTTCGCCCTCGCCGCGCAGGAAGCGTTCGTACTCTAGGTCCTCTTGCTGCTTAACGAGATATTTGGCGTGGTCGCGCTCGACCTGGGCGGGCGAGCCGGGCGTGGTGCGCTCGGGCACTCCCGCGCGGCGGCGGCGGAGTCGCATTTTTTCCTTCATTCTGCGGTTTCTCTTGTTGTTAGCGTTGTATGATCTGCGCTCGATGATTGCCCACTTGTCGGGCAGCTTATCTATTATCGTGATAAGAGTGGCTTTTATCGCTTCCAGCTTGGCCGCGTCGTCGGCATAGTTATAGTGGTCATCTACAATGCTCTCCACTATGGTCTGCGCGACGTTGCGGGCGAGGGTGAGGGCGGCTTCGTGCTCGGTGAGCAGGTTATGTAGTCGGTCCTCGGTGATGGGCATGATGAAGCTCCGCTGGTGGGTGTGGCGCGGGTGCGTATGTTGCCCCGGAATGTTGCCCGGAAACATAGCACAAGGCATACCCCCCCGGCAAGGGTGGTTTGGGGGGACGGACCAGTAGAGAGGCGTGGTTGGGTGGAAGGTGGACGGGGTGGGCTCCCAAGTTCCTTCGCGGGGGCTCTCCAGTGTCTTACAGATAATATATATATATATATATTAATAAGAGTAGGAGAAGTGTGACTTTTTTGCCACAGCTCCGGGCGGGTATGGCTACCGCTATGTTTCCCGGCAATGTTTAGGGGAGATGTTGCCCGGAGCCCTTCACTCCCACGCGCCGCATAGCGCCGCGCGCCCGCCCGAAGCTCCCACGCGTGACCACGCACTACGCTGGCGCATCGTGTCGCGCGCAAAGAAAAGCGGCCCCAACGCGGGGCCGCTCCAATGCTTGCTGATAACGTAGTGGTGGGGCGGCGCGAGTCGCCCCACGTAGTGCGTTAGAACAGGTCCTCGCCGACCTCGGCGCCTTCGGTCTGGAAAGCCTGGCGCCGCTTGGCCTCGGCTTCGATCGCACCGGCCTGCTTGTTGAGCATGGCCGCGATCAGGTCTTCCCGCGCCATGGCCTTGCCCATGTAGTCGATGGTCTCGTCGCCAGTCGGCAGCGAGAGCTTCTTGCCCGTCTTCGCGCTATGCGACTTGAACGCCGCCTTGATGCGCTCGACGGCAATGGTACGCTTGAGGGCGTCGATGCCGGATACTCTCGGACCGGCGCTGACGCGGACGCCCAGCGCGCCGTGGAGGATTTTCTCGAGCATCTCGGCTTGCTTGTTCTCGACCCAAGCCTTGACCTCATCCTCGGTCGCGGCCGCGCCTTCCTCGGACTTAAGCCAGGCCACGCGCGCGGCGCTGACCTCGTTGCCGCGCTTATGGTTCAGCCCCTGTTGCGTCAGTGCGAACAGGTTATGGGTAGGTATGTCCGCCGGATTGATCTCCTGATCACCCCACTTGAACATGGCGGGAGTTTTCACGTCTGTCATACTAGTCTCCTTCCCGGTCGGTGTCCCGTTAGGCGTTGTGCCGTCCCGTCCCGACCGTGACCACATCATGCCATAGTGCGGGCTCGCGTGCAAGAGAAATCGACACTAATCTCGGCGCGT